AGTTTCTCGAACAACTACAGCGCCAGCCAAGCGGCGATCAACGAGTTCAAGATGTTCCTGAATCCCGAGCGCACCTCGTTCGGTCAGGACCTCTGCCAACCCGTCTACGTCGAGTGGCTGCTTGCCGAGACGCTGGCTCGTAAGATCGTTGCCCGCGGGCTGCTCGAGGCTCAGCGCGACCCCGCGCAATACGACCTGTTCGCGGCCTGGACACTTTCGGATTGGTCCGGGCACATCAAGCCGGCGGTCGATGCGTCGAAGCTGGTGCGAGGTGAAAAGGAAAAGGTGGACGCAGGGTTCACGACGCGCGGTCGCTCGACCAGGGAACTGACAGGATTGAAATTCTCGAAGGTCGTCAAGCAGCTGCGGAAAGAAAACGAAGCGCTCGTCGAAGCGAATGCGCCGCTGATGCAACTCGAGGCGATGAAGAAAGCGCCGCCTCCGGCAGACGAGCCCGACGAAACCGATCGCGAGGACGACGAGGACGAGGACAACGAGGACGCGTCTGCTCTTTCGAGCAGCAAGGTAGTCGCCCTGTTGTCCTGAAGGAAAATGCAATGAAGATTTGGCTTCTAGAGCCCACCGTAGCCGCCGACATGCGGGCTGCTCGCGACTCGGGACTAGCGCCCACCGCGGAGCAGCAAGCCGCCTATGAGGCGCGCGAGAGAGCCGCGATCACGGCTCGCGATGGCGTACCCCGCAACCTGAGCATCGCCGGCAACGTCGCGGAGATTCGGGTCGAGGGCGTACTGACGGAAAAGCTCGACTTCTTCGCGTTCCTGTTCGGCGGCGGAAACACGACGTACCGGTCGATCCGTGACGCCGTAGCGGCTGCGGAGTCGGACCCGAACGTGCGCCAGATCATCTACACGATCAGCAGTCCGGGAGGCGACGCGGCGGGGCTGTTCGAGACCCTGGCGGCAATCGACGCGGCACAGAAACCGGCAACGGTCCTGGCGTCTCAGGCGACATCGGCAGCGTACGCGATCGCTGCGGTCGCCGGGAAGATCAAGGCGTCAACGCCAGCGTCAATGTTCGGCAGCATTGGCGTCGCGGCATCGTTCCTGAACCTCGAAGAGGTCGTGGACATCACCAACACCGAGTCCCCAGACAAGCGCCCAGACATCAACAGCGAAGAGGGCAAGAACGTCGTGCGAAAGCAGCTCGACGGAATCTTCGACGTATTCGTGGACGCGATCGCGCAGGGGCGAAACGTCGATACCAAGCAGGTCGTGGAGAACTATGGGCGCGGCGCCGTCGTGGTCGCCAAGGAAGCCAAGCGTCTGGGCATGATCGACTCGGTTCCGTCGCGAGGCGTCTCGGGAGCGCGCGCGGAAAACGACGCGGCGCCGGTCGCGCAAGGCGATGGCGCTCCCGAAGCATCAAATGGATCCGGCCCAGTCGCCGACGACAGAGCCGGCGCGGATCAGGTTACCCAACCAGCCCCACAGCGGGGCAATCAACCAAGTGCATCCGCCACTCAGGGCGGGGCCGCTAACGAAAGAAGGAAGCTCATGACGAAAGAAGAGCTGCGAGCCCAGCATCCCGAGCTGTACACGGCGGTGCTGATGGAAGGCGAAAAGGCAGGAACCGAAAAGGGATACGCTGCCGGCGTCGCCGAAGGCAAGGAAGAGGGACGCAAACTCGGTCTCGAGGAAGGCGCCAAGGAAGAGCGCGAGCGCGTCGAAGCCCACCTCGAGATGGGGAAGAGCTGTGGCGCCATGGACATGGCACTCGAGCACATCTCGTCCGGCGTGAGCCTGATGAACCAGAAGGTTTACGCGGGATACACGGCTGCCGCGGTGAACAAGCGCGACAGTGACCTTCGACAGGCCGACAGCGACAAGGCTGGCGAGGCCGTCAACGGCGCCAAGACTACCTCCGAGCCCGCTCAGAAGAGCGCGATCGACCAGGCGCTCGACCTGCGTGAGGCACACGTCGCCGATGTCGTGGAGGCGAGCAAATGAGTATCACGATCACCGACAACGACACCGGAACCGTGGTCGTCGAGAAGACGGCCGCGAAGGACGACACGCTCAACCTGGCGTCGGACGCTACGGTCAAGGCGGGGACCATCCTCGCCCGTGACAGCAGCTCTCTCAAGCTGGTCGTTTTCGTCAAGGGCGGCTCGACCAACGAGAACGGCGTCCCGAAGGCGGTCCTGGCTTACGAGCTGGACGGAAGCTCCGGAGACAATCCGGTCCGGGTCATGACCGGCGGAATCGCCGACAAGAACCGACTCGTCATCCACGCGGATGGCGACAACGCAAACGTCGATGCAGCGGTCCTGGACCAGCTTCGCGACTACGGCATCGCCGCGATCGATGTGGCGCAGCTGGGACGTGACGACAACCCGCAGGACACCGTCGACTCCTGATCAAACTAGGCGGACGCTGACGAGCCCGATGGCTGCGTAGCGTCCGCCGCCAACCACAGGATCAATCGAAGAGGGTCCACCGATGTGTCCGGGTTCGCTCCGCTGTGAGCGCGCCCGGGGGCGGAGGTGCGTCCTCGCATTGGAGAACAGAAAATGGACGCAACTACGCTCCGAATGATTCGGCGGTACGAGGAACGAGCCCCCGCCACCAAGTTCTTGATGGGCTTCTTCCAGACGCCCGCCGAGAACTTTCACACCAGCGAAAAGGTCAAGGTCGACATCCAGCGAGACGGTCGCGACATCGCGATCGCCATCAAGGACCTGTCGATGGGGCCTCGGCACAACGACAACTCGAAGTGGACCAGCCGAGAAATCGAGCCGGCGATCTTCGACGAAGAGGGCGCGGTCAAGTCGTGGGAACTGCTCAAGCGGCAGCCCGGGCAAGACCCGTTCATGGACCCGAACTTCGTCAACAACGCGATGGGCGACGCCTTCACGCTGTTCTCGAAGTTGGAAGCCAAGGTCATTCGCTCCGTCGAGCTGATGTGTAGCCAAGTGCTACAGACCGGCAAGGTGACGCTCGTCGACAGCGACGGGAACGCGATGTACGAGGTGGATTTCCAGTCGAAGGACACCCATTTTCCGACCGTCACGATCCCGTGGCACCCGGAAGGATCTGCAGGCGACCCGCTGGGAGACCTCGACGATCTGGGCAATGTGCTGCGCAAGCACGGCATGGGCACACCTCGGCAACTCGTGTTTGGGACGTCCGCATGGAAGCGCTTCGTGGTCAATCAGGAGGTCAAGGACCAACTGGACAACCGGCGATACGAGCTGGGTCGAATCCAGCCGTCGCGGCGCGCGCCCGGCGCAACGTTCCGCGGAACGATCTGGATCGGCAACTACGAGTTCGAGATGTGGGTATACGACGGCTCGTACCTCGCACCCGACACCGGCGAAGATACGTTCTACGTCAGCGAGAACAACGTGATCATGCTCTCGGAAGAGGCGCGGCTGGATCTCACGTTCGGCGCGATCCCGCTCATCCGTGAGCCCGAAAGCGTCGCTTCGCGGTTCCTCCCTCCCCGGATCTCGATCGCGGGACGCGGAACCGACCTGACCACCAACGCCTGGATCAGCCCGGACAACAAGCGGCTGATGGTTTCTGCCGGAAGCCGCCCGGTTCCGATCCCGACCGCGATCGATTCGTTCGGCTGCCTGACGGTTGCCTGATGCCCTCGAATCGCGAACTGAAACGTGAGGCCGAGGCGCTTGGCGAAGAGCTGGGCGTCTCGGTCGACACGGCAGGTCTGAACAACGCGAAGCTCGTGGACTTGGTCTCGGAGCTCAAGGCGAAGCGCGGCGACGCGCCCGTCGAGAGCCACGAGCCCGAGCAGCCACGGGTCTCGTCGTTGACCCGGGCGGCGTCGCGACCAGCCGAGCCGGAGCCTTTCGAGGAGCCGGAGCCGTCGGCACCGGAGCCGCAGACCGAGCCCGATCCGCCCGCCCCAGAGCCCGTCAACGGCGCTCCGGAGATGGGCGGACCACCGGATCCCAAGCCTGCCGCGCCTGCGCTCAAGTACCCGTACACGGTCGCGCAGGGCAAGGCGTGCACGAGCCTCCGCGGGATTCTCGGTCCTGGTCAGCAAGCCAACCCCGAGTACTTCAGCGGCGGACAGCGCACGCTCGATCAGTTGGTCGACAAAGGCATCGTCATCAAGCGGTGACGGTGCTCGCGGCACTGGCGGCGATACCGGGGCGCGCGGACATTCTGCCCGCCGTCCTGGAGTCGTTGCGCTCGCAGGTAGACCGACTCTGCGTCTACCTGAACGGGTGGGACAGCGTTCCGGAATGCGTCCGAGATCTGGCGGACGAGCATGTCTTGTCCGCCGAGAACGAAGGCGCAGAACGGAAACTCTGGTGGGCGCCGGAGCACGAGGGCATCTACCTCTCGTGTGACGACGACTTCTGCTATCCGCCTGACTACGCCGCGACCATGAGCGCCGCGGTGGGCCGGTTCGGCGGACAGGCGATCGTTACTGCGCACGGGCGGCAGTACCGAGAGCGAGCCAGCACCGTCCATGACGTGGTGCCGGGCTCGGTCGGGATGTACTACCGGAACGTGCGCGAGCGGTGGGTCAACTACGGCGGCACCGGCGTCATGGCGTGGGATGCGGGCAAGGTCCGGGTGCCACGCTATTGGCAGCACCGGAACATGCTGGACGCGCAGCTCTCGGCGTGGGCGAACCGCAGCCAGATCCCGATGTGGCTCATTCGCCACGAAGGGCACTGGCTCGAGACCTATCGCCCGCTAGACCCGCAGGGGATCTTTCGGTCCTCGCAGCGAGAGCAACACCGGCGACGCAGCGCCATCATCGCAGAGCACGGACGGACACACGGATGGCGCTTGTACCGCGCGGCAGAACAGTAGCCAGCAAGCCCGCCGAGCTGATGCGATGGGACGTCCTGAACGAGATTCTCGACGTCACGGAGCAGCGGCGCTTTCTGGAGATCGGCGTCCAGGCCGGCGCGTGCGGCGCCCGGGTGAGCGCGTCTCCCAAGTGGGGCGTTGACCCATGCCCGAAAGGCAGCGCCGGCAACCGCTACCGCAAGCTGTTTCGCGGCACGTCGGATGCGTTCTTCGAATCACTCGACCCGGCTCAGCGCTTTGACGCCGTGCTGGTCGACGGTCTGCACCATGCCGACCAGGTGCTGCGTGACGTCGAAAACGCACTCCGGCACCTGGCTCCCGGCGGGTTCATCGTCCTGCACGACTGCAACCCGCAGTCCGAGATCGCTCAGCGTGTCCCGCGCGAAACAGGCGTCTGGAACGGCGACTGCTGGAAGGCCATGGTCCGGCTACGACAGCGCCCGGACCTCGACGCGTTCACGGTCGACTCGGATCACGGCATCGGGGTCGTGCGACCGGCACGCAACCCGGAGCCGCTGACCGATGTCCCGTCAGATCTGCATTACCGCCACCTCGAGCAGAACCGTGAGCGACTTGTCGGGCTGGTCCCGGCTAGGCGCTGGCGCGAGCGTGTCGGACCGCCACTCTGTATGGGCCGCGTCGTCGTCATGTCGGCGATCTTTGGCGGCAGGGACGCGCCGATCGCTGCCCCGAGAAACGACGCCGAACAATACGTGATGTTCACCGACGGCGACGGATCCGCTGGCTGGGAAGTCCGGGAAGTCCAGCCCGCCGAGCACCCGAGAGCGGAGGCGCGCCGGCACAAGACACTGGCGCTCGACATGGTCGACGGCGATGTCGTGGTCTGGGTCGACGGGCGCATAGAGGTCACGAAACGACCGCTGCTGCCGCTTTTGCGCCGCGCTCTGAACGGTGCCGACATCGCAGCGTTTCCGCATCCATGGCGCGATTGTGTGTACGAAGAAGCCCGCGAATGCGGCGACCTCGGCAGGGCAGACTCCGCGGCACTCGAGCGACAGATCCAAGACTACCGCGACGCCGGACTACCCGAACACGCCGGGCTCTGGAACACGATGGTCGTGGCTCGCCGCAGAACCGACCAGATGATTCAGCTTGGTCGCGATTGGTGGGCTGAGTTGAACCGGCACACACTACGCGATCAGGTCAGTCTCCCGTACCTGCTTTGGCGGGACGGCATCCGCTGCGGCAAACTCGGCGACGACGTCTATCGAGACGGATCCAGTCAACACTTCATCCGCGGCAAGCACGCGCAGGCAGCGTGAAAGACCTTTTTCTCCAGAGCCTCCGGGAGCAAACGCAGCCCATCCGCGGCGCATCGGTGCTGCTCTGGGGATTCTCGGGCGCTGGCTTTCCGGGCGGCGACGGAGCCCGCGAGGCGGAACGCGCGCTGTCCGAGGTCGGCGTCGATACCGTCTACTCGCACAGGCTCGACCCGAAATCGCGCGAAGCCCTCTCCCGCAGTTACGACGTCGTCATTGTCACCAACACCCGGATCGGCGAGCTGGTCCGCCACGATGCCGCGGTCTGGGAACGCGCGCCGAAACGCGCACTCTGGTTTTGGGACCTCCGCCCCGGCAAAGTCGCGGCCCCGCTACGAGGCGCGCCGACCCACGTTTTCCTCAGCTACCGCGGCGAGTGGACGTCACCGCAAGGCGAGCGATACCACCCCGACCAATGGCGCGACTCACTCGGCGTTCCGGTCGGATACTGCCCGCAGGGGTCGCCGATGCGGGAGCCGGCGCCAAAGCCCGGCGGGCATCAAGTGCTGTTCATCGGCGACCTGAACAACGCCGTGTACCACCGCGGCCGTTCCCAGATCGCCCGAGCACTGGGCGCAAAGGTCATCAATTCCCGCACCCGCGACGGTCGACTCAACGTCGAGTCCCGGATGCCCGAGTTGTACGCGAGCGCCCGATTCTCGCTTAGCATGTCGCCGCTGGCACCCGGCTACACCTCGGTCCGAACCTACTCGATCCTGGCGTGCGGCGGCTGCTTGCTGCTGCACCGGTTCCCAGGCGCCGATGAGATTTTCACCGATGGCGAGAACGCCATCCTGTTCGACTCGACCGACGAAGCGAGCGCCAAGATGCGCGAAGCCGACCGCGACCGCATCGCCGAAAACGGGCGAAAGCTGCACGCGACCCGCCACACCGTGGCCCACCGAGTCGCCGATATCTGCCGCCGAGTCCTCTGTTGCTGACCGTAGTCACTGCCATCTTCGGCAAAGGGTTTCGGTTGCACGATCCGGTCGAGCATTGGAGCGGCTGCCGGTTCGTGTGCTTCACGGACCGCAATGACCTGAAGTCATCCGTCTGGAAATTCAAGCGCCAGTCGCACAAGTTGACACCGCGGCGCGCGAATCGCCACGTCAAGACGCTGCTGCACCGATACGTCGACGGGCCGACGCTCTACAGCGACTCCGAGTTCAGGTTGGTCAAGGATCCGCAGCCGATCGTCGCTGCCGCCCTCGAGCGCGCACCCATCGCAGCAACCAAACACCCGCGCCGAGCGTGTCTGTTCGACGAGGCAGATTTCTGCCTGCTGAAAAAGCGTGTCGAATCGCCTCGGATGCTACGAGAGCAGGCTGACCGATACGCCGCCGAGGGAATGCCGCGCGGATTCGGACTGACCGCAAACAACATCCTGGCACGCCGCGGCGACGAAGATAGCGAGCGCATCGGAGAGCTTTGGTGGTCGGAACTGGATACCGGTTCCGAACGCGACCAAGTAAGCCTTCCGTACGTGCTCTGGAAGACCGGCATCAAGCCATCGATAATCCAGGGCGCTTACAATCACCTCGACTGGATCGAGCGCAAGAAGAGCCGGCGGCAGTACTGATGGAATTCGACAAGTACCGCAGGCTCGGCGCCTATCACTGGCGCGAGTATGAACGGCAGAGCATCTATCGCGCATACGTCGACGAGCTGCTCCCGTGGATCGAGGGCGACCGCGTACTCGACGTCGGCGCAGGCGATGGCCTGATATGCCACAAGCTCGGCGCTGTCGGTGTCGAGCTGGACCCGCTTGCGGTCGAGTTGGCGAACAAGCGCGGAGCCAACGTATTCAGCGGCGACGCCGGAGCGCTACCGTTCGATCCGGAGTCGTTCGACGCTGTCCTGATGGGCGACGTAATCGAGCACCTCGAGGATCCGGCGCCCGCGCTGCGAGACGCTTACCTAGTGCTCGTCACCAACGGTCGGCTGTACGTCACCACGCCACCAAAGCGCACGCCGATCCGCAAATACCACTACCGAGAGTACACGTCAGTCACGTTGCTGGACCAGGTCGAGCCTTTCGGGTTCTCTGCCGCCGGCACGCCGTTTACTCGACACGAACGGATCCACGCGGTGTTCCGGAAACGCTGATGGCACTGGTCATCCCGGGGCGGCTGGTATTCATCCACGTCCCGAAGACAGCTGGAACGTGGGTCAAGCAGGTTCTGAGGCCGCAAATCGGCGGCGTCATCTACACCAGAACCAACCACGGCAACCCGTGGGCAAAGGCCGGGCACCCGGACCTCGAGGATCTCCGGGACATCGATGGCTTCCGGATGGCATTCGTTCGCCACCCGGTCGACTGGTGGCTGTCGTTCTTTCGGCACCGCATGCGTCGCGGTAGCTGGAACCTGGAGCTCGAGCTTGACCGGTCGATCATGACCAAGTCGATCGACCGGTACATCGAGAACATCCTCAAGAATCAGCGCGGTTTCGCGAGCCGGATGTTTGCCGAATTCGTTGGCGAGCCAGGATCCGAAATCGACTTCATCGGCAAGCAAGAGAACTTCGGCGCCGACCTCAGGCGCGGTCTCTCACTCGCCGGATTCGACGTCAACGCGCTAGACCTGAGCGCCGGTCGCAAGAACTCGGGCGGAAAGAAAACCGCTCACTACCGATTCTCCGCTGACCAGCAACGACGACTCAGCGAAGCCGAGCAGCAGGGAATCGAGCGTTTCGGCTACGAGCCGTGGCACTGATAACCGCAATCGCCTACGACCCGGAACGAAACCTAGGGCGGGCGTACAACGAGATCATGGGCACGGTGTGCCCGGGTGACTGGGTTTGCTTCCTAGATCATGACGCGATGTTCACGACTCGCGACTGGTACCGGCAGATCCTGAAAGCTATCGCCGAAAACCCGAAAGCCGGGCTGCTGACCGCGGTCACGAACAGGATCGGAAACAAGGAACAGATCGCGCCCGGCTGCCCGCGCTCGCACGACATGCGGGAGCACTTCCGGTTTGGCGCAGCTCTGCGAGACCAGCACGGCGCTGCAGTTCGAGACATCACGAACAAGCATCTCGTGAGCGGCATCGTGATGTGTCTATCCCATGAGACGTGGGAGCAGATGGGCGGATTCGCTGATGGATTCTTCGGCGTCGACAACGACGCTCACCGCGCGGTCCGCAAAACAGGCAAGCGCGTCTACCTGATGCCAGGTCTCTACGCATATCACTGGTATCGCGGCGACGGCGTCGGTCACCAGAAAGCACCCAAGGCTAAGCGCCGATGAGCCTACGAGAACAAGCCGCCGCGGATCTGACGACCATCGTCGAGGACACCGACGGATTCGGGTGGCCTATCACCGTGACGGCACCGGACGGAACAAGCGCTGACCTCGTCGGGCTCTCGTCGGACATCGCGCAAACTATCGATCCGGACACAGGGCAAGCGGTCAGCGGCAGGCACGCGCATGTGTTCCTGCGGCTCTCGTCGCTCACTACCGCAGGGCTCGGAATCCCGCGCGGTATCGCGGACGCGGGCAGCGATCCGTGGGTCGTCACGTTCGACGACATCGACGGAACCGAGCACTCGTTCAAGGTCATGGAGGCGTTGCCTGACCGCGCGATCGGTGGGGTGGTCTGTCTGCTTGAGGCTTACAAGACATGAGCCAGATCACGACGCTGATCGACAAGCAAGACAACGTCGAGCTTATTCGCGACGAGATTGCCTCGATTCTCGCTGTCGAGCAGCAGAACCAGCAGGCGCTCGCCACCGCCGACGGGCAGGATCCGGATCTCTGGAAGCTCCGCGTTTACCGTGAGCGATCGAACCCGTGGGCGGAATTCCAGCCCGCGCCCGAGTCGCCGGTCGATGACGTGTCGCCGATCGTAAACGTCTGGTTCGACACCGAATCGTTCGACGAATCCAGGAGCAACACGGTCCGTAATCAGCACGCGACCGCGACCTACAACATCGACTGCTACGGCTACGCGAAGTCCGAATCGGACCCGGGTGGTGGGCACAAGCCCGGCGACCGAGAGGCGGCGCTTGTATCTCAGCGTGCCGCGCGACTATGCCGCAACATCCTGATGGCGGGTCACTACACCTACCTGGGGATGCGCGGCGTCGTCTGGAAACGCTTTCCGCGATCCATCGAGACGTTCCAGGTTCCGATCGACAACCGCAACGCGATCAAAGTCGTCGACACTCGTCTGGCTCTGCTGGTTCAGTTTTCCGAGTTCTCGCCGCAGGTCGAGCCAGTCGAGCTTGAGCTGCTTTCGGTGACGGTCCGCTTCGAGGAAGACTGACCGGTCATCGCGCAAGCCGACTACGACTACACCGCGGGATAGCCGCAGGTACATCACAACTGGGGACCGCTCGCCTTCGCGCGAGGGCGCACCCGTCCATCGAAAGAGGAATCAACAATGGATGTTGACGCATCTGCCGTTGCCCGCGTGGTAGGCATCACAACCGAGTTCAAGGACCTGCGCGCCGGCGGCGTGCTGTTCCTGCCGCAGCGCATTGCGTTGTTTGCGCAGGGGTCCACGAGCGCGACGTACTCCACGGACAAGTTCCAGATTACGAGCGCGTTTCAAGCCGGCAGCCGCTACGGGTTCGGTTCTCCGATCCATCTGGCGGCTCGCGAGCTATTCCCGCTCAACGGTGACGGTGTCGGGACCATCCCGGTCACGGTCTACCCGATGGAGGATGCGTACGACGCCGTCGCGGCGACCGGAACGATCACGCCGACCGGTACCCAGACGTCGCAGAAGGCGTATCGGGTGAAGGTAAACGAGATCCTTTCGGATGCTTTCACGCTCGCGGTCGATGCGACGGTCGCCGATGCGTGCGACGAGATCACCGCGGCGATCAACGCCACGCTCGAGATGCCGATCACCGCCACGGACAACGACACCGATGTTGGTGTCACGGCGAAGTGGGCTGGTGAATCCGGCAACGACATTTACATCGAGATCGTCGGCGAGGAAGCCGGCATCACGTTTGCGGTCAGCCAGCCGAGCGGCGGGCTCATCAACCCGGATGTCGATACCGAGCTCGCCAAGGTCGGCGACGTTTGGGAGTCGATGGCGCTCAACGCGCTCAACGTCGACGACACCGACACGCTCGACAAGTACCAGACCTGGGGTGAGGGTCGCTGGGGAACGCTGGTTCGCAAGCCGCTCATCGTGTTCAGCGGAAACACAGACACCACGGTTGCGGACGCGATCGTCGAGTCGGACTCGCGCAAGGACGACCGCGTCAACGCGCAGCTCGTGGCGCCCGGGTCCAAAAGCCTTCCGTTCGTGGTTGCCGCTCGACAGCTTGCGCGGATCGCCAAGGTGGCGAACAACAACCCGCCGCGCGACTACGGCAGCCAGCGCGCCACCGGGCTCACGCCTGGCGACGACGGCGACCAGTGGGACTACACGCAGCGCGATCAAGCCGTGAAGGCCGGCAGCTCGACCATCAAGGTCGACGATGGCGTGGTGAAGGTCAGCGACGTCGTGACGTTCTACCACCCGCAGGGCGATCCGCTGCCCGCGTACCGGTACGTGGTCGACGTCGTGAAGGTGCAGAATATCATCTTCAACGTCGATCTGCTGTTCAACAACGAGGAATGGGACGGCGCGCCGCTCATCCCGGATGACCAGCCGACCGTGAACCGCGACGCCAAGAAACCCAAGATGGCGAAGGCGGAGGTCAATGCGATGATCGACAGCCTCGGGCTGAACGCGATCGTCAGCGACCCTGAATCCGCGAAGGCGCAGACCACCGCGAACATCAACGCGCAGAATCCGAAGCGGCTCGATATCGCGCTCACGGTTCCGATCTCGGGCAACGCCAACATCATCAGCATCGATCTCAACTTCGGCTTCTTCTTCGGGAGTCAAGCCGCAGCCTGACGGGCTGACATAACCAGCGACGACTAGTCGCGACCCCGCTGCTCTGGGCGCCTCGATGCGCTTTCGGAGACGCACGGGTGCGCGCTGAAAGGACCATGAAATGGCAGCAGTAGGAGGCTCGATCGAGTCCGTCTCGATCCGTGGGCGTCTGTTCCCCGTGGCGGCAGATGCGGACGCAACGCTGAAACTTGGCGGCTTCGAGAACGAGGTTCAGGCGAACGGAGACGGCTCGGCTCGCATCGTCAAAAGCCGCGTGCCTTGGGGCATCGACGGTCTGCAGATCGAGATCGATCACGACCGAGCAGATCTCCAGTTTCTCTGGGAGGTATCGGCCGAGCAGGACTACGTGGTCATCACGCTCACGATGGCGTCCGGCCACACCTACCAGGGTCGCGGGATGATCACCGGTGAGTTCGGCGGCAGCACACAAAGCGCAACCGCGCCCGTCAACATGATGGGTCCCGGTGAGGCGACGCTGCAATGAGCGATCCCAAGGTGAACCGCGATACCGCGGAAGAGGAGTTCGACCGCTTCGCCGATCTGATGGACCTGGACTTCGACGAGTCCAAGATGAACGACGAGGACAAGAAGTCGCTGCGCGAGGCGCGGGACGTCTTCGTCAAGAACGTGATGTCCGGTCACCTCGTGGTCGACGAGAAGGGGCAGCCCGTCTACACGACCAGGAGCACGGGCGAGCAGATCACGTTCTACGAGCCCAACGGCGCCGCCTTCATGGCGATGGACTCGAAGAAGAAGAACGAGGATGTCGGCAAACAGTTTGCGCTATTGGGTGCGATGACGAAGCTGGATCGGCAGAAGTTCGCCACTATGCCGAACCGCGACCTTCGGGTCTGCAACACGATCATGCTGCTTTTTTTGGGGTGAGGGTGGCGACGCCGCTCGTGCGAAACGGCTGCGACCACCACCATCCTCCGGACAAAGAGAGCGGCAAAGAGCGGCACACATTTATCGCCGTGCACAGCGAAATGCTCGCCCAAATCTGCGCTGACTACTCGTCGCTGCCAGACCCGCGAACGTTGAGCGCCATCGAGATCCGCTGGTTCTACGAGAACATGCGCAAGAGCCTGCACGAAGCAACGAAACCGAGAAAGACGAAGTAGGTGGCTGGGCGCTTCTCGATCGATGCGGTCTTTCGCGTCAAGGACAAGTTTACTCGTCCGCTGGCGAAGATGCGCAGCAAGATGGACCGATTCACTCGGTCGGCTTCTATCGGGATGAGCCAGCTGAATACGGCGGCGGATCGGTATATCGGCGGGCTGAAGAAGATCGGAATCGCTGCTGGCGCAGCAGCGATCGCTGCTGGCGCAGCATTCAAGAACATCGTCGATACCGGGGCAGACTTCGAGCAGACGCTAACCAACGCAGCGGCGAAGTTCCCTGGGCAGATACGTGCAGGCACAGAGGAATTCAAGCGTCTGCGCGACGCCGCGGCGAACGTCGGTGCGACCACAGAATTCACTGCGTCGCAGGCAGCCGAGGGGCTTAACTTCCTGGCGATGGCAGGCATGGACGCCACGCAGTCCGTGTCTGCGTTGCCTGGCGTCGTTGACCTCGCGACGGCTGCACAGGTCGAGCTTGGGCAAGCGACCGACATGGCGACCGATACGCTCGGCGCTTTTGGGCTCGCAACGAAGGACGCGACGCAGCTCGGAAAGAACCTGTCTCGCGTCAATGACGTCATCGCGAAAACGACAACGTCAGCAAACACGACCGTCGAGGACATGTTCGAGGCGATCAAGAACGGAGGCCCTGTCGCGACGTCTGCCGGTGCGTCGATCGAGACCTTCTCCACGCTTGTCGGGGAGATGGCAAACGCAGGCATCAAGGGATCGAAGGCTGGCAACACGCTCAAAAACGTGTTCGTCAGGCTACAGGCTCCAGCTGCTGCAGGCGCCTCGGCACTCAAGGACCTGGGAGTTCAGACCACCGACGCATCCGGCAACATGCGGGACGTCGTCGACATCCTCGGCGACCTAAACGGCGCCATGGAGGGCATGGGGTCCGCGGAACGCGCTGCGAATCTGGATGCGATCTTCGGCAAGCGCGCGATCGCAGGTGTCAGCGTATTGCTACAGAGCGGATCCAAGCGGCTCAACGAGTACCGCGGAGAGATCAACAAGGCGGCAGGCGCGTCCAAGGACATGGCGGACACGATGCGCAACACGACCACGGGCGATCTGAAGACACTTCAGTCTGCGGTCGAGGCGGTCAAGATCGCGATCTTCGAGGTCGTGAAAGGGCCGCTTCGTGAGGTCATCTCGAGCATGACCGAATGGGCGCGAGCAAACCGCGAGGTAATCGCCAGCGGGATCAAGGACTTTGTTCAGGGCTTCGTCGACAATCTTCCGCAGATCGTCAAGTGGGGGAAACGGATCGGGATCATCGTTGGTGTGTTCACCGCCGTGGCGATCGCGGTCAAGGCAGTCGCTGCCGCCACGGCGCTGTGGAACGCGGTGCTGGCAGCCAACCCGTTCACGCTGATCGCCATGGCGATCATTGCTGCAATCGCGCTCATCATCGCTTTCTGGCCCGAAATCTCCGCGTTCTTCATACGCATCTGGGAGGGCATCAAGGAAGTTTCGGAGCGCATCGGTTCCGCGGTCGGCGGGTTCGTCGAGTCGGTCTGGGGTCCAATCAAGACGTTTCTGACCGGCGCATTCGAGTTCGTGGTCGGCATGCTGTCGATCATCCTGATGCCGGTGTTCGGTATTTTGCGTCCCGTTTTTGCCGCATTCGCTGCCGGCGCTCAGTTCGTAAAAGACAACTGGGGACCCATCTCGGCGTTCTTCTCTGCGATCTGGGAAGGGATAGTCGCGGTGTTCAACTTCGGCAAAGAGGCGGTCATGGGCGTCATCACCGAGAACGTCGAGCGGTTCAAGGCGGCGTGGTCTACGCTGACCGACTTTTGGGAAGGGCTGTGGAACGGCATCGTTGACGTGTTCTGGTCCATCTTCGGACCGATCTTCGACGCCATCGGATCGGCGGTCGAAAAGGTCCAGAAGCTCGGCAAGACGACGATCGGATCGTTCTTTCTGGGTGGCGACGACGACGCTGCCAGTGGCGAGCGAACCGGTGGCGCCTCTGACCGTCAAGTCGTCACACCATCTGATCGCGTGTCGCGCAGCATCGAGGAACGCCGCGATTCGGTCGACATCAACGTACGCCCAGACCAAGGCGCCAGCGCGTCGATGTCGCGCAAGCCGCGTAGCCCCGGCATCGGTCTTTCGCTCCAGCCCTCCGGCGGCATCTGATGGCTTCGTTCGTCCCGCCCCGGATCGCGGGTCTGCTGGGCTTCGGCTCGCAATCCTGGGAAGACCGAATCAAGGAAGCCGCCTACACATCACCCGGCGGCACCCGGATCCGATTCGACTTCGAAGACGTCCGCCGCGAAACCGAGAAGCGGACCACCGCGTTCAGCTTCCCCGGCTTGAACGAGCAATACGTCCAAGACAACGGCTACGGCTCGCGGAAGTACCCACTGCGGTGTTTCTTCTGGGGCTCGGAGCACGACCGAATCGCCACAGCGTTCGAGGCGGCGCTCTTGGAAAAGGGCGTCGGCAAGCTCGAGCACCCGCTGTACGGGACGTTTCAGGTCATCCCGTTCGGCACGATCACCAGGCGCGACGACCTGAAGACCGCGGCGAATCAGACGATCGTAGAAGTTACGTTCTGGACCACGTTGCGCGCGATCTACCCGACCGACCAAGCGAACCCGAGGAACGAAATCCTCGACGCACTCATCGGCTTCGACGTCGCGGCTGCGCAGCAATTCCAGGACAGCACGAGCCTACTCAGCACCGTTCAGAAGGTCGACATGCGGGCAACGGTCCGCGGCTTTCTGCGGGGCGTGAGCGCCGCGCTGCAGTCCGTCTCGGACGCCACGACCGCGGTAAACCGCGAGTTTCGCGACCTGCAGAGCACCGTGAATCTCGGGCTCGACGTGCTGGTCGGGCAGCCTCTGCTGCTGGCGCAGCAGGTCTCGAATCTGATCAAGGCGCCGGCGCGCGCACTGGCTGGCATTCAGTCGCGCCTCGACGCATACGCCGGACTCGCCGACAGCATCTTCGGTTCCTCCGCCGGCAGCCCCGGCGACGCGCTCACGAGCGGCACCGGTCTCGCGCTCCGCACCACGAAGGTGGCCAACGACTTCCACGCCTCGGACCTATTCGCCATGAACGCAGTGGGCGGCTCGGTCCGCTCGACGGTCGAGAATCAGTTCGACACCAAGCCAGAGGCACTCGCCGCCGCCGAAAGTGTCCTGTCTCAGTTCGACGACGCGATCACTTGGCGAGAGGCTGGCTTCGGGGACCTGTCGACCATCGACGACATCGGCGAGTATCAGGTCGACACCGGAGGCTCGTACCAGGCACTGCACCGCGCGGTCTCGCTGGCTGCCGGGTTTCTGGTCGAGATTTCGTTTTCGCTGGTAGCCGAGCGCCGCATCGTGCTCGACCGTCCGCGGACGATTATCGACTTGAGCGCCGAGCTGTACGGCAGCGTGGAGAACGACCGGCTCGACTTCATGATCAACAGCAACAGCTTGACCGGTGACGAGATCCTGGAACTGCCGCGCGGCAAACTGATCCGCTACTACCCGACGGCGTGAAATGGTTCTCGGACTGTTCGAGAAACCGGACCCGGACGAGGTCGCGGTAACGATAGAGAACCGCCCAGCATCGGGCGCCAGCACGCTCGCCACCGTGGCAAACAAGCTGTTCGGCGGCAGCGGCGAGTTCCGGTTCTGGTCGGACATCAACATTCGCCTCTCCATCGACAGCTACTCGACCGTGTCGTTTACGGCGCCGTTCGAGGCTGAGCGCGAGGAGTTTCGCGAGACCTTCCGCCCGTTTTCGTACAAGCGGATGGAGGTGCGGGTCGGCGGCAACGACCTGTTTACCGGCACTATGGTCGGTGTGTTCCCCGAGGCGGACGCAGAACAACGCTCTGTCAAGGTTGACGGATACGCACTACCCGGCGCGCTCAACGACTGCCACGAGCCCGCCGACCGAGTTCCGCTCGAGTTCGACGGGCTTTCGTTTCGGCAGATCGCTGACGCGCTCGTAGAACCGTTCGGGTTCACGGTCGAATACAAGGACGTCCCGCGATCTGCATTCGAGAAGGTCAAGCTGGAGGTCGATCAGTCGCCGCAAGAACTGCTGTCCAAACTCGGCAAGCAGCTCGGAATCGTCCTGAGCAACACCGCCGAGGGCAACCTACTGTGCTGGAAATCGGTCGAGCCCGGCAACCCGGTCGCGCGCCTGACCGAAGGCAACAGCCCGGTCGGCAGCGTGTCGGCATCGTTCTCGCCGCAGTCTTACTGGAGCCAGATCACCGGCTTTGCGAAAACCAAGCACGGCAAGCTAGGCAACCAGTACACCGAGCGTAACCCGTTTCTCGACGCGGTCGTGCGCCCCAACTCGGTGCAGCTCGACGACGTGGAGCCTGCGGATGTACCGGCGGCAACACGCGCGCGACTCGGTCGCATGCTGGCCAACACCGCAACCTACGAGGTCGGCGGCATCCCCGGCTGGCGCGACCCGCAAGGCAACCTCTGGGCGCCGAACACAACCATCACGCTAGTCGCTCCCAGCGTCATGGTGTACCGCGAGTACGAGTTTCTGATCCGCGCCGTGAACCTGACGCAGAACGGTGACGAGCTTTCGTCATCGCTCGAGTTGGTGTTGCCGGGCGCGTTCTCGGGCAAGTCGCCCTCGTCACTGCCATGGGACTGATCGGACAGGTGCTCTCGTTCGCTCGGCGCGTCGTCGAGGGAGTCCCGAGAGCCGACGTCAAGGGCGATCCGGGAGGCGGAGCCAACCACACGGTTCAGCATTTTGCGCCACCCGGAGACGATAGCCAGCCTCTGCCAGGCGACACCTACGCAACGACGAGCGTTCGGGGTTCCGGGCACGATGTCGCGGTTGCCTACGCCGATCCGAAGAATGCCGGCGAGGCTGCGGCGGGCGAGGTACGACGGTACGCGCGCGCGGCAGACGGAACGCCGGTCTGCGAATTTTGGCTCAAGAGCGATGGAGCCGTCGAGATCACGAGTATCGCTTCCGGGAGCGTTGTCACGATCAACGGAGTCACGATCGACCAAGACGGGAACATCTCAACACCCGGCGACGTGACGGCAAACGAAGGCGCGTCCTCGGTAACGCTCGGCACGCACACGCACCCGACCGCAATGGGCCCCTCGGGATCGCCAACGCCTGGTAGCTGATGGCTCTCGATCCCGACGGTCTCGAGGCTGACCTGGCGTCGCTTGCTGCGTCCGGGTTCGGCGACACCGCATCCGCGGCGCAGGCATGGGCAGACGCGGTCGAGTCGTACGCCGCGGCAATTATCCCGGCATCAACGACTGTCAGCACTGCCGCGGCCACGCTGAAAGGCGCGCTCCAGACCGCTTTCGACTCAGGAGCCGCAGCCGGCGGCATGGAGACCGCGTTTGCCAGCTTCGCCTCGACGGTCGGCACCGGCATGGCGCCGTCGTTTACCGCGACGCCTCCGCCGGGTGAGGTCGGGTTCGCCTCGCAGTTCGCCGGAACGCACCCAGAAACACACGCCGCAGCTGGCGCTCAAGTCGCCTCGCTGATCGATGCGTGGATGAAGACCGGGACCGCGACGCCAAGCGCTGGCGGCTCGCCGGTCAATTGGAGTTAAGGATGACACTCGGACGCGACAGAATAGCCGGATACGAGGCAGCGATTCACGTGGGATCGGACCTGCGCGAATACAGCACCTTCACGTCCGAGATCGATCTGGTGGCGGATTCGCCGAACCCGCAGGGTGGCGACGGATTCCCGGCTCGCGGCTTCATGGTCCTTGCTGGCAGCGGAACCGTTGAGGTCAAGACCGCGATGGGCAACACACGAGCACTGACCGGTGGCGACCTGGTCGGGAAGTTCATCCCGTGCGCAATCACGGCAATCACCGACAACACCGCCGTTGACCGCATCCTGGTTATCTGGTGACCGACGTACTGCTGCGCCACACCAGCGACGGCGGAGACATCGAGTACGTCAACGGCAGGGCCACCCTGTCGGAGGGTCTCGAGACCGCGGTCTATCTGTCGCTGTTCGGCGGCAACGAGTCAGACAGCGGGCTCGAGGGTGACGACCCGATCGAGTGGTGGGGCAACAAAACAGAGAACCTCGAGTCACGTAAACTGCGCAGCGAAACGCAACACCTGCTGCGGTCCATCCCGCTCGTTCCCGCGAACCTGCGACGCATCGAGGACGCGGTCATCTCTGACCTCGGCTGGATGACCGGCACCGACGCGATCGCAACGTTCGTCGGCGCGTCGGCGAGCATCCCGAACCGGGACACCGTGCAGATCGATATACGGATCGAGATCGACAACGAGCAGTTTTCGTTCTCGTTCACTGAGCAGACGCGGCGGCAATGAGCCTCACGATCCCCACGACATCCCAGGTCTCGTCGGACATCGTCTCGCAGATCGAGGCGGAGATCTCGCAGACCGTCCCGCTGCTCCCGAAAGCTTTCACGCGCGTGCTCGCGAAGGCGCTGGCGGGCGTGCTGATGCTCCTGTTCAAATACTGCGGGTTCGTCTTCCTGCAGATGTTCGTTCAGCACGCCACGCTGGACGAGACGACGATCAACGGCACAGTCGTCCGCCCGCTCGTCCTGCTCGGCGAGCTATTCGGCGTCGGGCAACCGCAAGCCGCGACGCGCGCTGAGCTAACGATCGAACTGACCGTCGACAACCAAGACAGCAGCACCGTCAATGCTGGGCTGCAGCTGTTGCGCAAAGAAACCGGCGTCATCTACCTGACCCAAAGCGCGATCGTGCTCGATGCTGCGACCAAGTCGGTCGACGTCATCGCTTCGTCGGACCAAGACGGGAACGGCGGCGCGGGATCGATTGGCAATCTCGAGGTCGGAGACACGATCGAACTGGCGAACCCGATCGCCGGACTGGTGCGCGAGGCTGAGGTTACAGCCGAGGTCACGGCTGGGGCCGACGCAGAGACTGCCGCAGCGTACCGCCAGCGGATTATCGATCGCGTCCAGAAGAAGCCACAGGGCGGCGCATACGCCGACTACGAGCAGTGGGCGGAGGAGGTCGAAGGCATAATCAACGCCTACCCGTACACCGGAGATCCGGGCGAGGTAGACGTCTACTGCGAGGCTACCGAGGCGAGCTCCGGAAGCGCCGATGGATTCCCGACGTCGGCGCAGTTGGATGACGTGCTTGAGAGCATCGAGCAGAACGTTGCTGGAGTGGCGACGCGGCGACCCGTCAACGCTGCGGTGAATGTGCTTTCGATTACCAGGACTGAGATCGACTTTACGATCGACGGTCTTGACGGAGAGAATTCGGCGCAGATGCAGACCGACATCACGAGCGGCATCGAGGAGTTTCTGCTCTCCCGTGAACCGTTCATCGTTGGCCTGTCGGTACTGCCGCGAAAAGACCGAATCACAACCGCAGAGGTCAGCGGAATCGTGTCGAGCATCGTGCATGCTGCGGGAGGCGCGTTCGATACTGTGACGATGCTGATCAGCGGCACCGAGTTCAATTCGTACGAGCTAGGCGAAGGCGAGAAGGCGAAAGCCGGAACCGTGCAGTTCGTCTGAGTAAGCCATGGCGATCAAACCAAGCGACAGATACCCCGGGCAAACCGACGCCGCCGCCGGCTGGCCGTACGGCAAAGCGAGGAATAAGCAAAACGTCACCGATACCACGGGCACGCCGCTCGAAAAGGACTGGGTGTCGGACTGGTTCGGATTCCAGCAGGCGATCCTCGACGAAGCCAACATCGACCCATCGGGCGACCCGGACAAGGTCGGAACCAGTGACCTCGTCGACGCTATCCACGCAATCAACCCGATCGAGATCGGCGGCACGGTCAGTCCGTCGAGCCAGCTGATCTTCAACGGCGATCTGCACCTGGCGTCCGGCACGTTCGAGTCCGATGCCGACGCGACGTTCCGTGGATCGTTCGACGTCGAGGGCGCGGCGACGCTCACCGGTCAAATCACCGCATCCGGAGCGGACCTCACCGGAGCACCGACGTCAGTCGACGACCTGAGCGTAGACGGCACGCTGTCCGTCACGTCGCTGGCTAGCTTTGCCGATGACGTCTCGATGGACGCTGACCTCGACGTTACCGGCGCCGCGGGTCTCGGCTCCGCAATCGTGCAGAATGACCTCGACGTGGTCGGTAATCTCAGTGTCGACGGCACGACCCTCCTGTCGGATACGGTGACTTTTTCGGTGCCGTTTGCGGCGAGTGGTGGGATTCTGGGCGGTGGCCCGTATGTGCTGCTGGGTGCCGGGCACGTTCGATATCGCGTCGTCACCCTTCCTGACGATCAGGACACGTCGGTGGGTCCCGATGATGGCGATATCTTCTACGTCCCGATCGGCAATACGCCGACGACGGATCGAACGATCACGCTCAAGAACGCGAGCGAGGGCGAACGCCTGGATTTCGTCTACGAGGGCTCGGCGAACGGGTACGTCTTCGAGGACGCGGCGGGCAACCAAATCCTCCACAACGGCAGCCAGGTCCGCATGTCATCGACCGCCGAGCGGATGGCATTCATCTACGTAGATGGCACATGGCGGCTGCACACGAGTCTGGCATGACGGACGACATGAAGCTGACTCGCGATCTATAACGGACACGGGCCGCACTCTGCTTGTATCGGTCCTGAGTCGTCTCCAGTTGAAACACAGAATCTGTCCACAGCTCCAGGCGCGTCACCGCCACACCAAACCGCTCCGCCTTCCCACTCTAGCTTATCGCCGTCGCACGCACTGGACGCCCCGGAGCAGTACTCGAGCAATACTGTCTGCTCGATCTTTTCTGCGTAATAGATCTCACCATCTTTCACGCACGATGGACCGTCGTCCCATTGAGTGTATTGTTTTCCGTCGCATCGACTCGCGATGACCGTGTAACCCGGATCTTGCGTTCCGTCCTGGCACATGGCGCCTTTGATCAGGAAGTTGCACCCGTCGCAGCACGGACCATCCGAGCATTCGCACCCATTACTCGGCGCTGAATCAGTTCCGGAATCGACCGCGCGGCCACTATCTGCATGGGCTGAGTCGGCAGTTTCCGCGCCGTCGTTTGCTGCGTCTTGGTGTTCTCTTTTTGCGTCATGGCTCACGTCGACACGAGCGTCTGCTGAGTTCGAGCCGGAGTCTGGACTGCCATGCGCGTCTCGCGAATCAGATGCATCATACCCGCCGGCGCCCATGCCGGCGTCGTCTCCAGGGGCTGCCGCTCCGTCAGTGGTGACGCGCACGTCGCTTCGATGCCCAGCATCTGTGGACTGGACCGGAGAACGAGACGCGGCGTCAGTCCCGGCGTCTCCCAGCACTACGGACACATCCCCGGATCCATCGCCGCATCCCGCGACAGCAAACACCAAAAAAGCCAACCGTCTCATCTCGCCCTCTTTTTCCGTCTAGGTGTGTCGGCGGGAAACAGCTCCCGATACTTCTCCCGCATCACGAACCGGACGGCGTCACTAATCGACGCCAACCCGAGCGACCTCGCGACGTCTTCAAACACGCGCCTGTCGTCTTCGCTGATCCGCAGCAGGAACCGGGATTGCTTCTCGCCCATGATCCGATTGTACGTACACCGGGCAAAGTGTCTACCCGGCGCCCCGTCGATTGTCCGCAAGTGCCCGGAATTGCCGCAGCCTTAGCGCAGCCACATGCCGTTTTTCCGCATATTCCAGCACCTGTTGCCGCGTGCTCGCGCGTGGAATCTGGTCGCAGAAAAGAAGCTCAGGCAGCTCTTCGTCGGTCTCTCGAAAAAGCCCGAGGAGATCCGCGAGTTCGCGGACCTCGTCTATTACGACCTGTTCCCGGACACGACGCGCGAGATCGCGGCGTGGGAAAAGCAGTTCGGGCTACCGACCGCGAGCACTGAGCAGCAACAGCGCGACAACGTATCGGCTCACTGGCAGTCGCAGGGCGGGCAAGATCGAGAGTACATCGAGGGTGTGCTAGCGGCTGCAGGGTTCGACGTCACGCTTCACGAGTGGTGGCACACGTCCGCCGGTGAGGTGCTCAGCTTCGACGGTGTCGATGGCTACGTTGAGGTTTCGCACGACGCCGACTTCGATGTCATCGAGTGGAACACGTCGTGGACCATATCCTGCTGGTTTCGACTCGAGCCGGTCAACTCAAGCGAGCAGACCATCATCGCCAAGGCGAGCGCTAGCGGTACGCAGCAGGGATGGTGGGTCGAGGTTACGGCATCTGGGAATATCCAGGTAGCACTGGTCAACGACTGGGGCGGCGGCAATCGTGTGTTCGGAGCGTCTACGTCATTCGGGAACCTGGACGACGATGACTGGCACCACCTCGTTGTCACCTACGACGGCAGCGGATCTCGCTTCGGTCTGACGTGCTGGGTAGACAACGTATCGTCCACGTTTTCCGGCAGCGGGGACACCATCAGCGCCACGATGGCGACGTCACGAGACGTCGAGATCGGGAGGCGCGACGACACAAACTACTGGCCCGGAACGTCGGGCGGCACACCGGTAGCCGGATACCTCGACGAGGTTGCGATCTGGTCCGGCGTCGAGATGAACGCATCGCAGGTCGCGGACCTGTACAACAGCGGAGGCGTCGTCGATTACACAACACTCGACACGGCGGACGACCTGGTCGCTTACTGGAGAATGGGCGAAGGCGCGTCGTTCCCCAACATTCCAGACGAGAGCGGAAACGGTCACTCCGGCACCATGACCGACATGTCTGCAACGGATCTCGTTGAGCGAGACACGCTGCAGCCCGGAACGGTACCACCGTACGTGGCCCGCGACCCAAACGATTACGCCGAGTCCGCACTCATCGGAACAGAGCAGTGTTTCGAGGAGCCGAACAACGACGTTCAGTGCACCGACACCCTGGACGGTCCGCCGCGGTGCAACGCATTCCCGGTAACCGAGGCTAGCTACCTGGTCAACAAGAGTCTTGGCGTGAACATACCGCCTCCTCTGCCTACCGACCCGGATCGGTTCCCGTATTTCATCTACGTCGGAGACGAAACGTTTCCAGACAAAGTCACGATCCCGCGCAGCCGCAAGGACGAGTTCGAGCGACTGCTGCTCAAGCTGTGCCCGACGCAGCACTGGATCGTTTTGCGCGTGAACTACGAGCTGGATTTCGGAATCTTCGACTCCACCTTTGACGACTCGTTTGAGTAGAGCATGGCTGAAGTAACCAGAAGCGCAGCGCAGACCGCCGCTGACACGATCACCAACGAGACGTCAGAGGGAGCC